TATTTTTTCCGGCTTATTTTTGTTTTGTCTTTAATCCATAGACTAAAAACATCAGAAGGCATGTCAAGGCCGGCCTTAACACGCTCCTGATATAGGGCTGTCAAAGTATTCCAAGCCACATCAGATTTCTGCTGTGGTTCAAAACCATTCGACACCGCAAGGTCCAACAATTGTTTCGCCTTGTCATCTTCTCCACGACCAAAACTTACGCTGACATTGTTCTTCACAATATCGCCTAACCCCTGATCTCGAAGCCATGTAAGAGCTTGTTCCTTTTTAAAATCATCTTTAGGAATAGTTGCTCTGTATTCTGTTTTAACTGTAACGCTAGATCCATCGGCTAACTTAATTTGATTAAGTCCCTGTTCTTTTAATAATTCTGGTATTACTTCAGAACTAATATGGTCTGCTTCTAATTTCTTTGCTTTTAACTTTTCTTCTATAGCTGCTATTTCATCTTCTTTATCCTTAAGAAGTTTACATTGCGTAGCTATGTCTGTTATCTCGACGTTATCCAACATATCTTTGGAGTCTTCTAACATCATTTTATTTATTTCACTCATTGTTATCCTTTCTGATAGAGATCGAAATTTATTGGATAGTATTTAGCTTCTCTTCGATCCC